GAAAAGATAATGTCTATAACTCCTAAAAGTAATGAGAGTTTAGAAGATAGAAGGTTTAGGATTTTTAGTAAATATATAAGTAAACTACCTTACTCAGAGAGATTTTTAAGGAACTGGCTAGATAATGTAGTTGGAGAAGGCAATTATGAATTAACTATTAATAATGCTACTTATAACATACACCTTGAGAGTGATGCTAGAAATCAAGATTGGTTTGAGGAAGTTCATTCTTTTGTAAGTAATATTAAGCCATGTAATATGACTTTAGATTACACTAGAGTGCTTATAAGCAAAGACAATTATATGAATTTTGGTATAACAACCCTAATGGGTCAAGAAATAACTATATACCCTTGGAGTCCACCAGATATAGAAACTTATGGAGAAATTGATGTATTAACTGGCAATGGAGTTGGATACCAAGAGATAACAATATTTTAGGAGGTGATATATTGGCTATAGATAAAAGTTATTACACTATAATTACAGATGTAGGAAAAGCAAAGATAGCAAATGCAAGTGTCACAGGTAATAAAGTGGGATTTGTAAAAATTCAACTTGGTGATGGAGGAGGGAGTGAATATACTCCAACTGAGAGTCAGACAGCTCTCAAAAACGTGGTATGGGAAGGCAATATTGGAAATACAACTACAGATGAAACTGCACCAAATTGTATAATATTAGAGAGTTTAATACCATCAAGTGTAGGCGGATTTATGATAAGAGAAATAGGATATTTAGATGATGAAAATAATTTAATTGCCATTTCTAAATACAAAGAGTGTTATAAACCTTCTATAGAACAAGGTGCAGTGGTAGACATGAAGGTTAAAACTGTGCTTATTGTATCTAATGTAAATAATATAGAACTTAAAATTGACCCAACAATAATCTTTGCAACACTCAAAGATATACAAGACTTAGAAACTAAAATAGGTACTGTTAATACTAAAATTGATACAACTAAAACAGAATTAACAAGCAACATAGAAACTACTAAAACAGAGTTAAACACTAAAATAGGGGATACAACACAACTTACTACAACAGATAAAACAAATATAGTTAGTGCATTAAATGAGGTAAAAAGCAGTGTAGACAGCATAGAAACAACAGCAGAGAAAACAAGTATAAAAGATACAGATAACTTATTTTCAAGTGATAATGTAGAGGGAGCATTAAAAGAAGTGATGCAAGAAGTAAAAGGTAATAGAAGTAGTATTATATCAACAGTAAATAATAATTTGATACCAATGTAGAAAGGAAGGTGAAATTAGTATGTCTACAACTGTTTTAGAAAGAACTGTCAAAAGAAGACGTGGTTATTATCGTATGACAGATATTCATGCTTCACGTCTTACTTATAACGACGGAAGTCCTTATTATACTGACTTTGTTGCTTATTATACTTTAGACCAATATGAAAGAGTTTCTATATCTGCAACTAAAAAATTTGTAGCTTATTCAACTAGGGCTTGTCAGATAATAAATGGCAGAGAAGTTGATATTAGTAGGAATTTTACTCAAGAAACAACTGTTCAGTTTGTACCCGACCCTACTATTTTTATAAGTAACGATTTAGGTGTGATTGGTAATGCGTGTAGTATAAATTATAGAATATCAGATAGTGATTCTAGTGTTAGATTTAAAATAATCGAAAAAATAAATGGTGTTAAAATAGCTGAAAAAAATAATGTTGTTGATGGAAACTATGAATTAATTATTACAGATGAACTCTTATCTGAGTTGGCATTTAACTCTGTAAATAATATAACTATTGAACTCGATAATGGTTATGGTGGAATATTCTTAGATAAAACTGTTACATTTACAAAAGGTAATACTAAACCAAAATTAAATATAACTTCTTATAACTCCACTTCTGCAACATTTACAGCAATAGATACAGATAATAATTTATCTAAAATAGAGTGGTTATAGATGATGTATTAAAGGAAACAATAACAACAGATTTAACAACAGAGAAAACAATAAACTATGAACTTGCAGACAATGCAATACACACATTAAAAATAGTTGCTACAGATTCAGAAAATGCAACAGCAGAAAAAGTGCTAAGTATAAGCAAAGAGATAATGCCACTTCAATCTGATGCTAGTTTAAGTGATATATCAACTAAGTTGATAGAGATTGGAGAAGGGTTTAGAAATGGTAAAACAAGTATTATAAATACTTTAGCATTAAAGAATATAGAAGCAAGTTTGAATAACACACTTGTTGAGTTATCAGAGAAAATAAAGCAGTCTTTTGATAGTGGAGACGCTAGTTTACAGGATTTGATGAATCAGTTAACACAAGCTAATAATACTATATCGCAATTAAACTCTAAATATAAAGTTGCTAGTGGAACAGTCACTTCTTTTGCGGATAGTGCTAAAATTGCTTATCCATATCTAACCGACAGAACTTTTAAACCTGGTACTTGGGTTAAAATTAGTAATTTAGATTTTAAGCCTAACATTTTCTTTGCTGATTTTGATTACTATGATACTGAATATAAAAATAATTATAAACTTTTCCTTTTTGCTTGTCGTGGTGTCGCTACACAAAGAGGTGTTGATTTTTCAAGCGTTACAGCTTTTATTAGAAAAAACAGTGATGAAAATTTTCATGCTAATGGTTGGCTCTATAATAATTCCGAAGGGGATGTTTATTTTAATAATACTGGTGTTCAAATTCCAGCTTATAACTTTGACTCAACTCAAAGACATATTTATAAATGGTATGCTATTAAATTTATTTAAGAAGGAGAAAAAAATATGAATGTTCCAAACAGAGTAATATATGACCAAACAGGCAAAATAATTTTTGAAACAGGTGAGTCCTGTGGGGATGTGTTACCACACAATAAAGTAACTGAATTAGATTATATTGATATTCCATATGGAAGTATAGATTATATTAAAAATAGAATTATAGGCATAAATATAGAAACAAAACAACCAATTTTGGAAGAAATACCAGTATATGTAAGTGAAGAAAAAAAGAGAATACAAGAATTAGAAAATCAAGTTTTATTAAATGAAAATGAAAAAGTAGGAGGATTATTATAATGAATATAAATAATGTTGTAGTAAGAATATTAGCAGAGAGGATATTAAACGGAGGATTAAACCCTCTAAAAAATCGAGAATTTGAATTAGATGACGTAACTAACACAGAGTATAGAAAAGCAGTAGAGGATTATATAATTAGAGAAAGTGGAGTAGTAGAAGGAGCAGAACCAACAAAATAGGTTTTTTTTATATAAATTAAAAATAATTTCCTTTTTTAGTTATATATTTTTTATTTTTATCTATAATAAAAAAATTCTATTAAAAGGAGATTAAAAAATGAAGAAAATAATTGTAATTTGCATTCTAGTTCTAATGTTAATTATACCTACTATGGGGGAGATATTTATAATGGTAGAAAATATAAAGCTAGAGGGGCTAGAACAAAACCCAACAAGTTGTTACATTTCTAATCCAGGGATTATGGGAGAAGCAAAATGTGATGCAGCATACTTTATTATAGCTGCAGATTTCGTTAACAATTTAAAGGTAAAATAATAAATTAATACATTTAAAGGACTTAGATAATTCTAGGTCCTTTTTAATACAAAAATTAGGAGGAAATATGAATTTAACAATAGTTTTTTTAGCTACAAATATATTTATAAAATTAGTAATATTAGCAATAGCATTTGATACACTGTTAGGTTGCTTAAGAGCAATAAAAACACATCAGTTTAATTCAAGTTTTGGAATAAATGGAGGAATAAGAAAAGTTGCAATGATAGCATGTATATTTTTTCTAGCAGTAGTTGATATACTTACAAAGTTTAACTTTTTATTTATGTTGCCACAAGATTGGATTGATTTCTTGAGATTAAATCATCTTGGAATATCTGAATTTTTCTCTATTCTATTCATTTTGTATGAAAGTGTAAGTATATTAAAAAATATGTACTTATGTGGATTACCAGTTCCCAAAAAATTAAAGGAGAAAATAGGCAATTTACTAGATACAATGACAGACGAATTAAATATTAAGGGAGGTAATAAATAATGAAAATATGTATTACAGTAGGACACAGTATTTTAAAAAGTGGAGCATGCACTTCTGCTGATGGAGTAATTAACGAGTATCAATACAACAAATCTCTTGCACCAGTATTAGCAGATACATTTAGAAAAGAAGGGCATAAGGTAGATGTAATAATATGCCCAGAAAAGCAGTTTAAAACTAAGAATGAAGAAAAGTCTTATAAAATACCTAGAGTTAATAGTGGAGGATATGATTTACTTATAGAGTTACATTTAAATGCAAGTAACGGTCAAGGTAAAGGTTCAGAAGTCCTATATTATAGTAATAAAGGCTTAGAGTATGCAACTAGAATATGTGATAAACTAGGTACAGTATTTAAAAATAGAGGTGCTAAATTAGATAAAAGATTATATATCTTAAATAGTTCAAAGCCTACAGCAGTATTAATTGAAAGTTTCTTCTGTGATAATAAAGAAGATTATGATAAAGCTAAGAAACTAGGTCATGAAGGTATTGCTAAGTTAATTGTAGAAGGTGTATTAAATAAAAATATAAATAATGAGGGAGTTAAACAGATGTACAAACATACAATTGTTTATGATGGAGAAGTTGATAAGATACTTGCGAATGTGCTTAGTTGGGGCTATAGTCCAAGCAAAGTTTTAGTTTGTGATATAAAAGATTACGTACCAGGTCAGACGGAAAATTTATATGTTGTAGGAGGTGGCGCATGTGAAAAGATAAGTTCTATTACTAAAGAAAAATTTATTATGATAAAAGGTAATGATAGATTTGATACACTTTATAAAGCATTGGATTTTATTAATAGATAGATAAAAGTTATCAACTAGAAGTGGTTGTTTGTTGTGATAACTCTATTATTGTAATATAATGTAAATATATTATTGTGATAATGGAGGATTTATGTATGGATGCATTGGTTTATGAGAGATTTGTAAGAGCAGCTTTTAGTATTAAACTTAATAACTTGATTAATAGAAGCGAAGATTTAGGTGGATTGGCTGAAGCTGATATCTTTAGAGCAGCAAATAATTTACATGAATTAAATGAGATAAAAATAGGTACTGGGTATGCTATTGCAATATTTAATAATGAGATATTAGAGTCTTGTAATGTTTCTGATAATGATAGCAATAGAATGATTGAACTATTTGATAGAAGTTTAATTGCAACTTCTAGGGAGGAAATATTGGATATTATAAGAGAATATGAAACTTATAGAGGACGATATCTTACTTTTAATTGGAAGAGATAGAATGTTTAAGTTAGGAAGTAGTAATTATAGTTAGTTATTACTTTCTTTCACATATTTTTATTATTTCAATAAGATTATTTCCAAATAATAATTTATTCAATGATAATAAGTAGAAAATAAAATTTTGAATCAATATAAAATTTAATGAAATGAGGTAGTAAAATCATGGATAAAAAAATAGACATAGCGAAGTTTATAGTAAATAGAATTGATTACTATATTGAAAAATCAGATAATAAAGCTAGTTTTTTACTATTATTAAATAGTGCAATTATAGGTTTTTTATTTTCAGGGAAGGAAAAAATAATGAATCACTTAAGTATAAGTAATATCAGATGTTTAGAGATGCTATTTTACATTGTTATATTATGTATATTTGTTATTTCAATTTATTTTTCGATTATGGTTTTAAAGCCAAGGAATTCTAAAATAGAAAATGAATATAAATCTATTTTTTATTATAAAGAGATAGCATCTTTAAATAATGAACAGTACAAAGAAGCATTTGAAAATGCATTTAAAGACGAAGAAAACTTGATTAATGATGCACTTGTTCAAATAAAAGAATTATCTTTAATCTGTGATAAGAAAATGTATAATGTAAAAAAGTCAGTAGAAGCTTTTATTTTAGGTGGTATTATATTGTTTATATATATACTTGTAGTAGTTTTTAATGCTATTTAGAAAATGTTTTATTTGGTTAGTATTCCTCTATGAAGATAGAATCAAATCATAGAAGAATACTATTTACATATTTGTAGATTCTTGTAATTGATTTTCATTTAATTTTTTAAATGCTAGTTTTAAAGTTTCTTTAAAATCAGGTACTGTGTTTTCATTAAAATCTTCAAGTTCATCCTCTCCTATCCATGCAAGTTCATTATGTTTTGATGTGGGTTCAAATTTAGAAATATCATAATCATTTATTATTTCTGCGAGAGTTATAATGCCTTTGTGTAAACCATCACTTTTTTTAACTTGATAAATTGCTAGAGGTATAGGTTGGCAATCATCTTTTCTTGTGCAATCAGTAATAGGTTCAATGTTTATATTAAAATCTTTTTCATATTCATCTTTAATAGTATTTATAATTGAAGTTTCTAGACTTGCCTTAGCACAACCAAATTCCCATTTACTCGCATTATTATTTCTATTATCACTTCTTTTCGCAATTAATATTTTTGAAGTTGATTTATTATAACAAACCGCAACACAGTGTAATTCCATTAAATCTACTTTTATATAGTCTTTATCTATTGTATTTTTATCATAACTGGGGTTTGTTTTAGAAATTACGTCACCTATTTTTTCAATCTTATCACTAAGGTTTCTGTCTATAAGTATTTTATCCAAAGCCTTGTCTACAGAATTAAACATAAAAGAATCAATTAGTAATTTACTTTCTCCTTTTTTATTAAAAAAATATTCTCGAACCAATTCATTTTCTTCTATTTCATCAAAAGAAAAACTATCATCAAATTCTATATCATTATTTTTTCCTTTATTATGATACCAAATGATAGGGTATAGTTTATCTTTCCAGATACCCTTTAATTTTTTATATGTAATTATATGTAATTTAGATAAAATATCAGTTTTTCTTGATAATATATAAGCTAGTTCAAAACTAAGAACAAGTCTTTCTGGGCATGTTTGCTTTGATATTCTGAAACCAGCATCAATATCATTTCCTAAGAACTCAAATATTTTATAATTATTGGATAAATCGTACATAGCAGAAATATTTTCATATTGTTCATTATTTTCTAAAGCATTAAAATTAGGATTTCTTGATACTATAGCAATCCAGGCCGCTCCTTTTAATGAAATAATATTTTGAAGTTTCATTAAGTATTTTTCAGATTCAGAAAATCCTTCTAGTGTAGAGAATATATTACCACTTTTTATATCTTTAGCAGTGCTTGTTAAAATATCAAAGATTATATCTATGTATTTATAAATTTCATCATAATTTTTTAGTACGATAATGAAAATTACCTCATCACCAAGAACTCTCCAAAGTTGTGCTTTAAGGTTTTCATAAACTCTATATTGTAACTTACGAATTATATGTGATAATACCTTAGCCCATCCGCTATAATTTATATTTTTATATAATGATGAATTAGCTATATCAAAAGAAAAGAACAAAATCACTTCTGGATGATTAGGTTCTTTTTCTTTTTCATAAATATCAGTATTAATATTTTCTTGAAGTTTTTCCTTATACTTTTTAAGATTAAAAGCGTTTTCGTTTTTAGCTGAATTATGAACATTATTTACATTTTGAGTTTTATATTCTTTATCATCTACCATTGTAAATATCCTAACCATTTCCCTCTATTAGATGCTGCATAAGAGGAAACATTAAAGTATTCTGCAATTTTTGAAGTGTCGACCTTATTACCTACTGTGTTTTCATCCATAATTCTTTTATATTCATGTTTAGGCATCAACAAGGCTGCTGCAAATTCATTGGATTGATACTCCTTATTGGTATTGCCACTTCTAAAATACTGATTTCCATCTTGACTATTCCATAGTTCATCATCAATGCCATAACCCATGTGTAAAAATAAATGTCCAAGTTCATGAGCAATGGTAAAATTCTTTCTGGTATCTGGTTGATAAGGAGATACCACTATTTCAAATGAATCATCAACTTTTCTAATAAATCCATCAGAGTATCCACTTAAAGAACTATCTTCTATTACCTTGCCTCCTAAAGCATCAACAACTTGATTTATATTTACTATTGGAATTTGGATTTTGTATGTTTGGATAATATCTTGGGTTATATCATTAATTAGCTCTCTGATTTTGAAATCCATAAAATCACATCCTTATATAATATTTTATTTAAATAATTATTTATTATAATATTCATTATATCAAAAACTATTTTTTTTGGTACATTTAATATTAATTATTTTCATTAACCTTTTGTATTATACAATATAATTATACCATATAAAAACTGTTTTTTGTCGAATGTATGTTTGAAAAAATAAAAATTAGTAAATTATCTTAAAAATAATTAGATATACTTTGGAAGCAATAAGAATATTAACAATAAGATAAATCGTTGAAATACCAACATGTGTTAAATAATAACAATAAACAAATAATAAAATTTTAGATTTCAGAATATGAAAGAACCAAAAAACGATTAACTAGTAATCTTAATTAAATTCATTTAGTTGATGTTAAAGTATGAAAACTATAGTAGAAGTTGTAATAATAAAACGAACGAAAATTATCATACTAAAACATAATACATGCTATAATTGTATTAGATAAATGCTTGAATATATACCAAAAGTACTCTTTTTATAAGAGTGCTTATTTTTTTGAAATTCATCAACATATAAACTATCAAGAATATTACTCAACACACCTTAAAATTGATTTAAATTCTTTTTCATACACAAAGTTATATGATATAATAAAAAAGTAAATATGTAACCCCAACACATCTTTACTAAGTCAAACATTATTATATAGAGCATTCTTCATTATGGAGAGTGCTTTTTCATTTCTTTGAATAATCATGTTGATTATTTATAATATTTTCATTTAATTTATCTTTATCTATCAAATTTAATGCACAATTAATACAAATGTTAGTTTTCATATGACTTTTCTTATGAAAAGTAATATACTTATTATCATCTTTATTTATTCCTTTATTACAGTAATCACATAATATAGTCTTAGTCATATTTTTATTCCTTTCATTTTATATTTTCCATAATTAAGTTTAACATATTTAGTATATACCTATGTATATATATTTAAAACAATGTTTTTTATTGCAATATAGAATATATTGTATAAATAAAAAAATATGGAGAATGGATATTTGATAATTGTAAAATTATGTTATAATTAAAATGCAAGAATAATCTTGTGGAACTACAATCTAAGGGCGAAAGTTTTCGGAAATCACCTTCGAACGAAAGGGGGTGAGTATATGAAAACACTTATGTTTATACTTGTTATAGCGTATTACATTACTATTGTAATAAAATCTATTACAACAATAGTAAAGTCTATAACAAGATTATTAGATTCTATAAGTAGATTAAAAGAATCTTTACATAAACTAAGAAATCGTCCTGACGGCAATCAAGACGATTTCAATGAATAAATCATTACTTAAATTATTTTGAATTTGAAACTTCGCTCTAGGCTAATAGATTGTAGTTTCTTTTTTTGTTTTTGATACGAATTTACATCTTTATTATATCGCATTTTAAGAAAAAATAAAACTATGAATATTATAAATCTATTTTAATTAATTTTTTATCATATCATTATTTAAAAGTAGATAAAACTAAAAAGGGTTCTCTAGAAATCAATGTCTATCTAATTATACTTACTTACCAATACCATCACTTGGTGTAAACAAGACTCTACTACATTTTCTCCGTACTCTAATATAAAATCATCTAGCTGTGTATCTATAAAATTACAATAATCATATGAACTACCAATATAAGCAGCAACATATGTGTACACTTATCTATTTTATTTCTAAACATATATATTATTATCCCCCTAAAAAACTTTCATAAAAACAAAAAGAAAACATCTTTTTGGCAACTGGCTAACATAACTCATAAGATATTTATATAAGTCTTAGTCCCTATAGCTTTGCGTCACTAAATTTCTCTAGTTTTGCCGATTTAGTTTTATTCTACAACTAAAATAATACAATAGAATTAGTTATTATTCAACAAGATTGTTTGAAAATTGAATAAATTTATAGGAATGAATAATATTTTTTATATATAAAAATGGACTAAATGTGTAGAATACTTGGTAAAACTTACCTGTATTAATTGCAATTAGAAGGTTCTATTATTAATTTAAATTAAAATTAATTCAAGGAAGTGACATAAATGGAACAACAAGATGTAATAGACAAACTACGTAGGGGCGAATTAATGCTAATGGAGTATTTGTGGAATAAAAAGTCTATTTTATCAAAAAAAGAAATAATAGAAGCAATGAAAAAGAGATATAAGTGGAGGAAAAGTACTACAGAAATTCTTTTAAAAAGATTGGTAAAGATGAAAACATTAAAAAAGAAGCGGATAGGTTTTCAGTTTAGCTATGAAGTATTAGTAACTAAAAAAGAATATTTAAATGCTAGAAAAGAAGAAAGAGATATAAGTAAATATGATAATTTTTTTGCACGAATATTCACAACTATACATAAAAGAGATAAGATGACAGAAGAACAACTAAAGGCATTTATAAAAAATATGGAAAAAATTGGAAAAAGATAA